ACAACTAAAGTAATACAGTATCATATTTCTTCGTCAAAGTCAATACCTACGTCGTGCTTATAGGTGTCCGTGTCGAACTCCTGTAGGCATTCTCTGACAGCCTTCAGACATTCCGAGCAGGTGTCCAAATATTCACCCGTATTGGGGTCTTTTCTGGTTGCTTCATAGTCTGACAACTCAGCATCACACATTTTACATCGCATCTTGCACGTCCATGCAGTCTGAAAACTGCTCTGAGATCTGTTGTAATCGATTGTAACGGGCTTTTAGCTCTGCCTCGTTCAGTTCCCTTAGATAATCACGAAAACCCTTCTCAGCCCAATCCATAAGCTCTTCCATGCGCATGAATGGTTGCTCATATTCCCAGAGCAGGTCGATCATTTCGTGTTGGTGCATTGGTTCTGTCATAAAATACTCCCTAGTATCAATAGAATCCACTCAATTATGCCATTGGAATTTTCAATAGTCAAAGCTCACACTCCGTTACAACTCCGTTCATGAAATCGTCCTCTGCTTGCATCTCTGCTCGCATTTCCCAGTAGGCTTCCATGCGCTCACGCTTGGCGTTGATTGCTTCACGCTCTGCGTCTGGGTCATAGAAGTATGGGTCAAAGTCTTCTCGGCTAGAATTTCGGTTCATAGTGTTTTCCTTCCTTCAATAGTTTGCTGTAGTGTTCATAGAGTCGCTTGTAGCCCTCTACAGTCTCTGGTGGGTCGTCGTGAAAGTCAGACTCTACCCACAGGTTTCGATAGTATGGCACAAGACGCGCTATGGGTTCAAGTCTGTCGTCTTCGTGCATTGGTCTGTCTGGGCGTTCTCGCCATTGTGGGCTACTCATGCCTCTATAATCTCCCAGTGTGGATAACTTACGTCTGCCAATATTCGCACAAGGTCGATCTTGTGTCTAGTCTTGCAGATTGCTTTTCCTGTCTTTGTGTCTACTAGATAGAATGTCACAGGAAATCCTCCAATTGTGGTTTCTCGTCGCCCTTGTACCAGTAGTTGAAAAACGCTCTATCTACTGGCTTAAGCTCAGGATTCAACACGACATACTCCCTAATCTGGAACATTCGCGAACCTGCAGCACGTGAGCCGCTCTCAGAGCCGAAGCCGTGCATTGGGTTGTATGAGTTGCAGACCTCGAAGAAGTCTTCTAGTAATTGTTTGTTCATCTCTCTACGCTCCAAACCTTGCGCTCGTGTAGTAGCGCGTCATTGCCTCCGAACCATTCGCTCTCGTCGTTCACGTAGACGAATGAGTCGTATTTGTACGGGTTGTATGTCACAGGTCGCCAGTGATCAGTTGACACCAACGGCATATCAGCGTCCCGCCAGTCGCCCACGATCCCTGCGTGTACGTTCTTCTTCTGCTCCTTGAGCACTCGCTGACGTCCTGCCTCTGAGACCTTCGGATAAGCCCCCGTGAGCCACACTGTGGGACGATGGGCTATCACTAGACCCTTTTGTGCCCCTTCGAGTGCCTTGATGCTCCAAAGGTGCTTGTGCAAGTTGTAATAGACGAACACTTTCATTTCTTCACCCTCTCAATGTTCAGTGAGTAGTATTTCACATTCTTCAGAATATACATCTGCGCTTGTTCACGTGTGGCGAACTCAGCCACGACCTTTCCCGATCGATCATCGACTACCTGATATTTCATACTGCAACCCTCTCAAGGTAGACAACACCGCCGCGAGTGTATACGTCAGCTCCTAGAGCGCGTAGGCGGCTTTTGGTTGTGTTGGTTGGGTAGTCCTTCAGTGTGTCGACATCGACCTCTACACGTCCTTCTATGACGTCTGCAATATGGTTTCCATGTAGGTAGACAGCACTCGTGCCAGTCGTGTCGTCAAAGGTCACCATTGTGTTTCCAGATGCCCAGTTGATACCCAGTGCAATAGCACCGTTCATTGCTTGCTCTATCTTACGCATTTAGATCTGCCTCCGTCATCATTTGCTCGTATTCGTCCGCCCAGTCGTAGGCGTGTCCCTGTGCGTCTTCGTAGTCGTCTATGTTGTAGTTGGTGAACACGTCGATCTCCCAACCGTCGCAGTCGTAGACGTTGAACGTCGCGCTACCATTCCACACGATGAAGATGTCATTGTCACTGTAGGCGATGAAGTCGCCCTCTGAAGGTGCATATGTACCCATGTTGTTGTCCTCCTGTTGGACTGATTGAATTGAGAGGTGCCACTGTATCCCAATGGCACCACACAAGCAACCCTCACTTGATGAACTCAACCTCTAGTTCTAGTCTGTCGTGATTGTATTCATCTGCTAGACGATTGAACACCGTCAAGAAGCTCTCCTCTAGACTCAAGTGGCTGTGCTTTGAGAACCATCTCTCGCCTGTAGGTGTCACGACTCTCCAATCGTCTCTATCGTGATCATAGGTTTTGAATAGGTCACCGTTGATCTTGAATATTGAATATGTGCTCATGCTTTGAACTCCTCAGCTAGTGCCTTCATGTAGTCTACAGCGTCCATGACTGACTTCCCGTGCTCCTTCTCATACTGACGGTTGAACTCACGACGGACGATGCGCTCGCGCAGCTCTTCGAACTCACGCTCTAGTCGCTCCATTGCGACGACGTCGTCAGCCTCTCCCTGCCACATTGCTAGGCGTCGAACCTCTGCAATGCTGCCAGTCTCCCAACGCTCTTGGTATGCAGCCATAGAGACTGTCTCCTCGCGTCCTCTCCAGTCTTCGACGGTGATGGTTGGCTCGTTGTATGTAGTCATGTTGTAATCCTCGTGAGGTTGTGAAAGATGGGTTATACACTGCAAGCCCTGTGCCAACTCTTGAATTCCTTTGGAATCAATCACTTAGCTATATGTCATTTAACATAATGCAAACCACTATGCACCAATTTGGTGCTCTAGTATTCTCAAGGGTTCCAGAGGCATATTGGCTTGAATCCCTTGCTATTGCTAGATGTCCAATGTGGTGCAAGGTTGTCGATATTGCACTATTGTGGTGCATATTAGCAATCAATGATATGGGTGTTAGTATCCTGTGGATAACCTGTGAGTATCCTGTGGATAACTATTGTGTTGCCCAGGTGGTGGCTAGAGGGTACTACTCAGGCACACACTAGCACCCCTCCAGTGTTTCACGTGGAACATCCCCGCCTGTGGAACACCTGTGTGACACCTGAGTGTTTCACGTGGAACATTAGTGGATCCTGTGTGTTTCTTTAGGGGGCGGGAGGGGAACGTGGTCCGTGAGATTACATATGTACCCACCCAGATACAAAATAAGGTAAAATAAGACAATAATACTAATAATTAGGCACCACTTAAGCACCACCTAGGCACCACCTAAGTACCTGTCACCATTAGAAAAATAAAAGTAATCAAAAGTAACACAAAAGACTTGACAAAAGGGGAGACTGGCGGGACACTAAGGTGGTCCTAAGTACTGCCTAAGTATTGACTTCTTAGAAAAAATATGATATAATTATACCATACTTAAGTAATATTAAACAACACATAAGCAACACATCATGGTGGTTCGTTACTTGTCTCGTCAAGCCTCGATAATGAGTCATTGTTATGTTCCATTAAGTACCCTTAAGTAATACTTAGGATAATACTATGACTGAAACTAAAAAAAGAGGTAGACCTCGTAAGGATAGTGTCTTAGCTAAGAAGGCAGGTAATCGTGGTCAGGTTGGTCGTCCTAAGGGTGACGCAGCAATCATGAACGAATACAAAGCTAGGATGTTGGCGTCACCTAAGAGTGCCAAGGTTCTTGAGTCTATCCTAAATGCTGCCCTTGATGATGACCATAAAAATCAAGCTGCTGCTTGGAAGATTGTCGTTGACAGAATGCTTCCGGTAGGAATGTTTGAGAAGGATGTATTGTCTTCCGGTGGAAAGAACTCTATTCAAATTAACATTACTGGTGTCGGTGGGGCTTCTGTGGTTGGTAGTTCTGACAATGAATCAGACATCATCGAAGGAGACTATAGTGCCGAAGAAGCCTAAAGCAGATACCTCATGGGTCACTGATGACCTCCTAGACGCACTAGCGTGGCAAGAGTCTCGTTGGGATCCTCAAGCAGAATCATCATCTGGTGCTAAGGGAATGTACCAGTGGATGCCCGCATTCTACAAGGAAGGTAAGGAAGTAGGCTTTGGTGTTCCTAAAGGTCCTTTCGATCCTACAGACCCTGTAGAGTCACGTAAGCGCACCAAGGCATATCTTGAGGGTATGCAGAAGTATTATCCTGATTGGGATCCTACAGAAGTTCTAATGGCTTACAACTGGGGACATGGTAATGTTCGTAAGTTAAAGTCAGGTGAAATGTCAATGGAAGACTATATGGCTCAGGGAGAGTGGGAGCAACGTAAGGCTGCAGAGGCAATGAACTATGCACCTAAGATTCTTACGCATCTTAAAGATAAACCTTGGATAGCTAATCTAGAAGAAACTGGATTAGAGTCTACCATTGAGTGATCTTAACGTAGAACTCCTTCCTTGGCAACAGGAAGTATTTGCAGACACTACACGATTTAAGATCGTAGCTGCAGGACGTCGTACTGGTAAGTCTCGCTTAGCTGCGTGGATGTTAATCATCAATGCACTACAAACTGACAAAGGTCATGTATTTTACGTAGCACCAACGCAAGGTCAGGCTAGAGACATCATGTGGCAGACCTTGTTAGAATTAGGTCATGGTGTTATCACCAATGCACACATTAACAACCTTCAGATCAAACTGATCAATGGTGCAACCATATCGCTAAAGGGCGGTGACCGACCAGAGACAATGCGTGGTGTATCGTTAAAGTTCTTAGTACTTGACGAATATGCTGACATCAAGCCTGACGTGTGGGAGCAGATCCTAAGACCTGCCTTAGCTGACCAGAAGGGTTCAGCGATGTTCATTGGAACACCAATGGGTCGTAACCACTTCTACGAGTTGTTTAAGTATGCTGAGATGGGTGACGACGAAACGTATAAGGCGTGGCATTTTACGTCTTACGATAATCCGTTACTTGATCCAGAAGAAATCAACGTAGCTAAGAAGAGTATGTCTTCTTTTGCATTCCGTCAGGAATTCATGGCATCTTTTGAAGCTGCAGGTTCCGAGATGTTTAAAGAGGACTGGGTTACTGTTGCAGAAAAACCAGAGATCGAAGGTGACTACTACATCGCCATCGACTTGGCAGGTTTCCAAGAGGTTGCCAAGAAGAAGACAAAGAACTCACGACTCGACAACACGTCAATTGCCGTCGTTAAAGTTGGAGAGTCCGGATGGGTAATTGAGAATATAATCTATGGTCGTTGGACATTAGAAGAAACTGCACAGAAGATATTCCAAGCAGTCAAAGACTATCGACCTATTGCAGTTGGTATTGAGCGAGGCATTGCAAAGCAAGCCGTTATGTCGCCACTGACTGACATGATGAAACGCTATGGGTTCTTCTTCAGAATTGAAGAGCTAACTCATGGCAATCAAAAGAAAACTGATCGTATCATGTGGGCGTTGCAGGGTCGCTTTGAACATGGTCTTATTACGGTAAAGAAGGCAGCTTGGAACTCTCGTTTCCTTGACGAACTCTTTCAGTTCCCTGACCCTTTAACCCACGATGACCTTGTGGACTCTGTGGCATACATTGACCAGTTAGCTAAAGTTGCTTATGCAGGTAACTGGGAAGAGTATGACGATTACGAAGAATTAGACGCTTTAGCGGGATACTAATATGATTGAAAACGAAGCTTTGATGATCCAAGAGTCTGTCGAAGACTGGGTAATGGACAAATGTGACGACTGGGCTAATCATTATGATCAGAACTATCGTAACCAACACGAAGAGTACTATCGTCTCTGGCGTGGCATTTGGTCTTCAGAAGACAAGACTCGTGATTCAGAGCGTTCACGCATCATCACTCCTGCCCTTCAGCAAGCTGTAGAATCTAATGTAGCTGAGATTGAAGAAGCTACTTTTGGTCGTGGTAAGTGGTTCGACATTGCAGATGACGCAGGTGATCCACAGAAAGGTGACATTCAAGTCCTTCGTACATTGTTACATGAAGACTTTGAGAAGGCTAAGATCCGTAAGGCAGTATCTGAGTGTTTGCTAAACGCTGCAGTATACGGCACAGGTATGGCTGAGATTGTCCTTGAGACAGTCAAAGAGATGGCTCCTGCAACACAACCAGTCATGGATAACACCATGATGGCTGTAGGTGTAAACATTAGTGAGCGTACTCGCATTAAACTAAAACCAGTGATGCCTCAGAACTTCCTCATCGACCCTGTAGCAACTTCTGTAGAAGAAGCTATGGGTGTTGCAATTGATGAATTTGTACCTATGCATTCCGTAGAGTTACTACAAGAGCAAGGTGTCTACAAAGACGTTGAGATTGGTATTGCACCGTCTGACATCGACTTGGAACCAGACGCAGAGCTTAGCGTATACCCTGAGAACAAAGTTCGTTTGACTCGTTACTATGGTCTGGTTCCTACTTATTTACTACGTGATGCCGGTGAAGAGATCCCTGATGATCATGATTCACAATACATCGAGGCAGTCGTTGTAATCGCCAATGGCGGGACTTTGTTAAAAGCTAAGGTATCACCATACATGATGCAAGATCGTCCCGTAGTGGCGTTCTCATGGGATGTGGTGCCCTCTCGTTTCTGGGGTCGAGGCGTCTGTGAGAAGGGTTATAACTCTCAAAAGGCACTTGATGCTGAGATTCGTGCTCGTATTGATGCTCTAGCACTTACAGTACACCCAATGATGGCAATGGATGCTACTCGTGTACCTCGTGGTACTAAGCCAGAAGTACGTCCGGGTAAAATCTTGTTGACCAATGGTGACCCTAAAGAGGTTCTGAATCCATTTAACTTTGGTAATGTTAGTCAGATTACTTTCAATCAGGCTGCAGCACTACAACAGATGGTACAGCAGTCTACTGGAGCTGTAGATTCTACTGGTGTTACAGGTTCAATTAACGGTGAAGCAACTGCAGCGGGCATTTCAATGTCCCTCGGTGCCATTATTAAGCGTCACAAGCGTACTCTCATTAACTTCCAAGAGAATTTCTTGATTCCTTTCGTTGAAAAAGCAGCTTGGCGTTATATGCAGTTTGAACCTGAGTCATATCCAGTAAAAGATTACAAGTTTAATGCAACATCTACACTCGGAATCATTGCTCGTGAGTACGAAGTTACTCAGTTAGTACAATTACTACAGACTATGGGTCAAGATTCTCCTCTCTACGCTACTTTGGTACAGTCAGTTATCGACAATATGAACCTAAGTAACCGTGAGGAACTCATTGCTCGTATTCAACAGGCATCTCAGCCTAATCCACAAGAAGAACAAGTCAAGATGGAGCAACTACGCTCTGAATTGGCATTCCAAGCAGCACAAACTAACTTGTTGAACTCACAATCACAAGAATCTCAAGCACGTGCGGTTAAATACAACGCAGAAGTAGAAGCAATTCCTGCCGAAATGGAGCTAGATCTGATGAAAATTGCTAGTAACTCACTAGACGACTCAGATAAGGACTTCCAACGTCGCGTAGAGATTGCCAAACTACTATTACAAGAGGAAAAGGACAATGGTCGTAAGCCAGAAACAATTACAGGACGTAATCAACCAGTACAATGAGATTTTAGAGCGAATTGAGGCTAGATTAGCCGCTTTAGAGGCACCTAAGCCTACTAAGACAGCTCCTAAGAAAGCTACCTCTTGATTTTTACACCAAAATATGTTATAATAAGAGCATATGTAATCACAAGGAATCTATAGTGACTGAAGAACAAGAGTATGAAGCTCTAAAAGATATGTTTATGACTGAAGGGTGGAAACTCTTCATGAATTATCTACAATCAGACGCAGACGTTATAGCTAACTGCCGTTACCTTAAAGACGAGAAAGAATTATACTTTACTCGTGGTAAATTGGCAATCTTAGACGACCTGCTAAATTTTGAATCTAAACTGGATGCTATCCAAGATGAAGCATCTGAATGATTTTAAGTGTGACACCTGTGGTCACATTGAAGAACGATTCTTAGACTCCTCTACCACAGAAACTGGGTGCGGTAACTGTGGCGGAGTCTCAAGAAAAGTACTATCTCCTCCTAACTTTTTTGACGATTTTCGTAACCCACGAAACCCAAATACGGTCAAGCGTTGGGCTAAACAAAGAGAGAAGGCGATAGCGAAAGAACGGAAAGCCACAGAAGGCTAACTCCATGTAATTTTAACTCCATAATACCAGAGGTACGGAGGTTTAGTAATGGCAGCGACCATCATTGATACAGAAGAGCGTCAGGACGACGACACACAATTTGACTCATTGGAACCTGTAGAGGAAATAGAGGCACAGCCAGAAGCTCCTGTAGAGGCATCCCAAGAGGAAACCGAAGACGAGATACCCGATAAGTATCAAGGCAAATCTGTTGCAGAAATTGTAAGAATGCATCAGGAAGCTGAGAAACTTCTAGGGCGACAGTCGTCAGAAGTAGGCGAATTGCGTAAAGTCGTGGATAGTTATATTCAGACACAACTCTCGAATGAAGCACCTGAGATCGAAGAAGAGATCGATTTCTTTGATGACCCTCAAAAGGCAGTAAGTAAGGCTATTGAGAATCATCCTAAGATCAAAGAAGCTGAAGCTATGTCTGCACAATATCGTCAGGCAGAAACTTTAAACAAACTCCAAAAGGAATATCCTGACTTCATTCAAACAGTTCAGGACGCTAAGTTTCAAGATTGGATTAAAGCTTCTAAGATCCGTACTCAATTGTATATGCAAGCAGATCAACAGTTCGACTATGATGCTGCTACAGAACTCTTAAGTACATGGAATGATCGTCAAGCTACAGTTAAGAACACTGTTGAGGCTGAGAAACAATCACGTAAGAACGCTGTAAAGGAAGCTTCTACGGGTAACATTCGAGGCACTGGGGAGACTTCTAAGAAGATCTATCGTCGGTCTGACATTATTAAACTGATGAAAACCGACCCAGATCGATACCAAGCTTTGTCTGATGAGATTATGACAGCATATCGTGAAGGTCGTGTTAAATAAACTTCTTTAGGAGAAATTAAACATGGCAACTTCTACTTATCCCGCTACTGGCGGTATTGTTGACAACACATCTGCAGCAGTCTTTATTCCAGAAATCTGGAGTGATGAGGTCATTGCGGCATATGAAAAGAACCTCGTATTGGCTAACCTAGTCAAGAAAATGTCTATGCAGGGCAAGAAAGGTGATACCATTCACATTCCAGTTCCTGTTCGTGGTACTGCAAACGCTAAGGTTGAAAACACCGCTGTTACTTTGCAGAACAACGTTGACACTGAGATCACTGTAGTAATCGATCAGCATTTCGAGTACTCACGTTTGATCGAAGACATCACCGATGTACAAGCTCTTGCATCTCTTCGTCAGTTCTACACTGGTGACGCAGGTTACGCATTGGCTAAAAACGTTGATGACGCTTTGTTCACTGAAGCAACTGGCAACTTCAGCAAATTCTACAATGATGCATCTACTGGCACTACTACTTACGCTGCAGACACTGTAGTAGACGCTGACGTGTTTGAAGATGGCTTCTTGCGTGACATGATCCAGAAGTTGGACGATAACGACGTACCTATGGACAACCGTTTCTTGGTTATTCCACCTTCATTGCGTAATGCAATTATGGGTATTGACCGTTACGTGTCTTCTGACTTCGTAGCAGGTCGTGCAGTAAACAATGGCTTGATCGGCAACTTGTACGGTGTAGACGTTTACGTTTCATCTAACTGCCCAGTTCTAGAAACTGCAGCAGAGAACACCGCTACTGGTAACACCGTTGACATTCGTGGCGCAGTACTTGCTCACAAAGACGCACTAGTACTTGCAGAGCAAGTTGGTGTACGTTCACAGACTCAATACAAGCAAGAGTTCTTAGGTACTCTGTACACTGCAGATCGTCTGTATGGTACTCAGACCTTACGTTCTGATTCAGGCTTCGTAATGGCTGTAAACAACTAATAGCCACTTTCGCCCCCTTTGGATTCCCATTGGGGGTTTTTTCTATCTAGTTTTAAGTCGGAGATATGAATGGCTATATATCGTGGCGTTGGTGGTGCAGGTGAAGCGAATGATGACGCTACTCTCAACGCAGTAACAGAAAAAGCTCTGGATGCATCTGATAGCGCATCTGAAGCAGCTTCCTCCGCAACTTCAGCAGCAACTAGTGCAGCAACTGCAACTACCAAGGCTTCTGAGGCTTCTACGTCAGCCACTAATGCAGCTTCTAGCGCATCTAGTGCATCTACTTCAGCAACTGCAGCAGCATCTTCAGCAACTGCTGCAGCCGCATCAGCAACAGCAGCAGCCGCCAGTGAAACTGCAGCGGCAGCATCAGAGACTGCAGCAGAGCTTGCAGAGACTAATGCAGAGACTGCTCAAACTGCAGCAGAGACTGCAGAGACCAATGCAGAATTAGCAGAGACTAACGCTGAGACTGCACAAACAGCCGCAGAAGCAGCTCAAGCATCTGCAGAAACTGCTGAGACTGCAGCAGAAACTGCTCAGGCAGCAGCCGAATCAGCTCAGTCAAGTGCAGAAGCTAGTGCTTCAAGTGCTACATCTTCAGCAGCATCAGCAGCTACCTCAGCATCTAGCGCAAGTACTGATGCAGATGATGCAGATACTTCAGCAACTGCAGCGGCAGCAAGTGCTACAGCAGCGGCAAGCTCAGCATCTTCAGCAGCTACTTCAGCTACCTCTTCCTCTACCTCAGCAACTAATGCAGCCAATAGTGCAACTGCTGCAGCTACTTCTGCAACTGCAGCTTCTCAAAGTGCAACTTCAGCAGCTACGAGTGCATCTAATGCATCAACAAGTCAAAATGCTGCTCAAACATACGCAAGTAATGCATTAACCTCAGCTAATAATGCAGCAACCTCTGCATCCAATGCAGCAACTTCAGAAACTAATGCAGCCGGTAGTGCTACTGCAGCAGCCTCAAGTGCTACCGCAGCAGCCGCTAGTGCAGCTAGTGCAGCCGCAGATGCATCAGCCTTTACAAGCTCAGAAGCAGCTAATATTACCAGTACTGATACAACTAACTGGGACACTGCATATGGTTGGGGTGATCATTCTACTGAAGGTTATTTAACTTCTGTTCCTGATAACTACATCTTAAATACTGGCGACAGTATGACTGGTAGCTTGTCCTTCGGCGACAATGACAGAGCTAGGTTTGGTAATAGTTTTGACCTACAGATTTACCATAATGGCTCTGGCAGTTTTATCACTGATAGTGGATCTGGATCATTATATATTCAAGGCTCTAGTTTATATATTGAAGATTCATCTGGTAATAATTTTATAGATTGTACCGATACCGGTACTGGCGGCACTGTCCGGTTAAGACACAATACGGCTGAAGTATTAAGAACAACCTCTACAGGCATTAACGTAACAGGCACGGTAGCAGCTACATCATATACAGGTGATGGTTCAGCACTTACTGGCATTGACGCACTACCTAGTCAATCAGGTCAATCAGGTAACTATCTTACTACTGACGGCTCAACAGCTTCATGGGCAGCTTTAGACACTGATGCTAACTCTACAACTAAAGGCTTGTATGAACACGCTAATACCATTAGTGCTAACTACAGCATCACATCTGGTAACAATGCAATGAGCGCAGGTGCAATCACAATCGACAGCGGTGTAAGTGTTACTGTTCCTTCTGGCTCAATTTGGACAATTGTATAATGAGTAAGGTAAAGATCGAAGGTAACGCAAGCGGTACAGGTACGCTGACTATTGCGGCTCCTAATACGAATACAGATAGAACACTGACGTTGCCTGATGGTGCAGGTGAATTACTAACGACTACTGGTGATGGCAGTCAGCTTACTGGTATTAGCGCAGGATGGAATGTAGTTTCTTCGGGAACAGCAAGTGCTGCTACTTACTTCGAAATTGCAATTCCATCTACCTATGAAACGTATGCTTTAAAATTAGTAAATTTAGTGCCAAGCGTTGATGCTAAATTATTTGCTCAAGTTTCTACAGACAACGGTTCTACTTATTTGTCAGGCGCATCCGATTACAGTTTTACGAATACGAATGAAACAGTAGCAGATTTGACTCTAAAGTATCAGCAAGCATCCGCTTCTACTTTTTCTAACACTAGTTTAGATGGATTTGTTTATATTTCTGGAACGCAAAACACAAGCGCACCTGTAAACTTTATGCCTAGTTTATATTTTGCATATGGTCCGTGGACACCTGCTTACGGAAATGTAGAAGTCGTTAGGGGGTCACGAGCTAATACCACTTCAGTGGTAAATAAAATTAGAGTTGGGTACAACAATAGTGCAACTTTTAATGGTAGCTATGTGCTTTACGGATTATCGGAGAGTTAATTATGAGTATGACTAAATTAATTGATGGCGTTGCTGTTCAAATGTCTGCTCAAGAGATTGAAGAACATGAAGCGTTGATGGCATCTCTTGCTATAGATCAATGGAAAAGCAACAGAGCTTCAGCCTACCCAAGCATCCAAGAGCAACTCGATATGCAGTATTGGGACAGCGTTAATGGTACAACCACATGGGCGGATGCTATTGCACAGGTTAAAGCTGACTATCCGAAGGGAGCAGAATAATGGCGATTACAATTAATG